AACGGTCTATATCCAACCCCTATTAGATTAGATCAATAAATAATAATGAAATATTTCAGGAAACACGAATGTCAAAAACAGTTCGCGAACTTATCACGCCATCAGCATTGATCAATACCATCAAACCACAGATGGCCGCATTTAGAGCGGCCTATGAAGGTGGCCCAAGTTTTAAGAACAGTGTTTTAATCAAGCGTCCCAGTGAAGACGCGGCATTGTTTCGTGACAAGTTGCTGAATGTGGCCGCACTGCCAATATGTAAAGCCATTGTAGATGAAATTGTTGACACCGTCTATGAGAGCGAACCCGTAAGACATCCTGCGTTTCTCACTAAAACCAATATGGATGCTGGCCTACCCTCTTGGTATTCTGCGTTTATTGAAGACGCTGACCTAAACGGAGCCAGTTTCACCAGTGTTATGGAAACTGTAGCCAGTATGGCTGGAGTTGAAGGTTGGGCTTGGGTCTTTGTTGACCTGCCAGAAAGCGTGAGCAAATACAATCGTCCATACATATCCTACTGTGCGGCTGAGAATGTTATTGATTGGAAGATATTCACAGAACAAGGCAGAGACTTTTTTGAATACCTAAAGGTCATTGAATATCAAGATGCTACCTGTGAGATCATCAAGGTATGGTATAGTGGCGACACTCAGAATCCAACCTACTGTGAACGCTATATGGTCACAGAAGATCATCGTAAGAATCCTGATGAACCAATTGAGCCTATGGAAGTTTATACACTACCAATGGGCTTGCCTATTCCAGTGGTCCAAGTCATCGCTCGTAAGGATCAACGCCGTAATGACCTAGGCGTCAGTGACCTACAAGAAGCCAATGATGTCCAGCGTGAAATGTTGAAGTTAGAAGCAGAAGCCTATGATTCAATTCGTTTCTCAAAGCCAATGATCCGTGCCAGTGCTGGTATTAGAGTTCCAGCAGGTGGTGGTGGTATCATCCGTGGTGACAAAGATCAAGTTGAAGTGTTTAACATTCCCACACAGGATATCGCTGAAATCCGTGCCCAACAAGAAAGTCTTATTCAGCGTCTAGATGGATTCCTAGGTCGTGGTGGACTACGCACATCAACACAAAAAGTTCAGAGTGGTATCTCAATTGTTGAAGAACGCCGTGCCCTACATCGCAAGGCATCAGCCAGAGCACGCCAATTAGAAAGTGCTGAACAAGAAATTATGAGTCTAGTGGCTCTATGGATGGACCTATATTGGGTAGGCAACATTGACTATGTCACTGACTATGAGGACAAGGACACGCAGTTCCGTATGGCCCTACTACAGACAGCACAACAACTGTCAGCAGGCAACGCTGTGGTCCAAGATATCATCAACAAAGAAGTGATCAAGATGATCGCCCCACCTGATGAAGCCGCGGCCTACCTGGCTATGATTGGTGTTTACAATACCACAGCACCAACCAATGCCTCAGACTTCACAGCAGATCAAATTGTTCCTACAGTTCAAGAAGAATTGACCAAGAATTTATATGGTGGTGGCATCAGAGACGCTGGCGTGACCACAAATGATCCAATTGCTCGTCAACTGGTGATGTTGGGTGTGGGTAGATAAAAGTTTTCGCCCTTGATCTATGGGCGTTAAAATAGATCACTGGGGTTGTGCCCCTAATAACAAAGGTAAAATAAAATGGATGTAAATTCAAACAGCGGTGACTCCGTCAGTCAACAAGGCGATCAAACTCAAAACCTTGAGAATGGTCAAAACCAGGTGGATACACCTAATCTTGGTGCTATTCGTAAGAGTGGGCAACAAGAAGTTCTAGGTGCGTTGGGCAAGGTATTAGGTCAAAACTTTAGCAAGACTAATGATGCGATCGCTTACATTGAGCAACTAACCAGGAATAATAACGGTGGCTCCGTAAGCCAAGAAAGTAGAAGTAACAATTCTAACAAGTCAGGTGGTGAGATGGCAGAACTCCGCAGTATGATCCAAGGACTTCAATCACAATTGGAGCAGAAGGATCAAGCAGTAAGGAGAACTACCCTACAGAGCCAGATTAAAGAGACTGCTATTAGAACAGGATTTGATGCCAATATGTTGGACATCGCTACTGGACTATTTGAGAGTCAGATTGACTTTGATGAGAATGGGAACTTTTATGTAAAGGGGGCTAATGGCTCTGTAAAGTTGGATGGCAAAGGCAATCCCTACACTATAGAAGCATTGGCACAAGATATATTGAGAAGTCGTCCTAAACTGGCGGCTGACGAAGGTCGTTCTGGAACAGGTTCAAAGTTTGGACAAGGAGTAGGTCGCAGTGATGGAGAAATCCCAGATGCGAGCACTGACCTTGAAGGATGGAAGAAGTGGAAAGAACAACAGGGCATTGGTCAGCGTAGTTTCAAAGGATTGGCAGTATCAGTAAACAAGCCTATAATCTAAAAGGAAACTAAAATGGCATATTTTATTGGCGGATCATCTGGTGAAAGTTCCGCGTTTGAAAAGACGATCCAGAATTCAGCGATTCAAGTTCTACACGAATCACAAGGTTTGGTCAATATGACCAATGTTGTAATGCCTAATCAAGGTAATACATACAAGGTTCCACATATGGCACCTATCTCTTACGCAGACTACACAGATAGTGGCGTAAACCCAACCTATAGCACTGCTACAAACATTGAGCAGAACGCTACAATCACTAGCAAAGAAGTTACAGCCACTCCAGCAGTTGCTCAGACTGCTTTCAGTAAGTTCTTGGGTTGGACAACAGCCTTTGACTTGGCTGGTAACCTAGGCACAGAATTGGGCCAAAGTTTCGCAGAAAAAGTTGATCAGCGTATCGCCGCAAGTTTCAGTGGTTTCAAACAAACTTCTGGGGCTACAGCCTACACAGTATCTGGTGGTGACGGGTTCACTCGTGTTTCCGCTATTGGTGCTCAAGGCCTAGTTGCTGTTGGCACTACTGTAACTGATACAACCAATGTATCCGCTACTGTTCTAGGTATGATCCGCAATGTTATCAAGGCTTGGAGAGATTCTCGCAACCCAGGTCGTCCCACAGTTATTCTTAGCCCAGCGGAAGAAATCCGTCTATTAGGCGAACTAACAGGTGGTGCCGTATATCAAGGTTCTGGCTCAAGCATCAACGCTGGTTTAACAGCACTTGGTGATGAGTTATTGGCCACTGGTATGTTGCGTAACCTATATGGTTGCTCTGTAATGTTCACAACATTCTTGGCACAAGGCCTAACAAAAACTGTTGATGGCAACAGCATCACTGTCCACCAAGGTGCGGCAATTGGTCCTCAGGCTATCACCACAGTTATGTTGCGTGGTCTTGACATCTCTATGGGTGACAAGGACGGTGGCTTACAAACTTGGATCACAGGTTTAGGCTATTTTGGTTCTGGTGTAACAGCACAAGACCGTGGTTTAGCATTAAACATCGCTGGTTAAAGCAGGCAGGGCTGAGATCACATCAACGCCCTATAATGGAGAACAAATATGGCAATAGCAAGTTTCTTAAAATACACTGACGCAAGTCTACAGATTGTGGGTCAAAATGTTGGTGCCAACAAGGTATCATCAGCCACACCTGAAGATTTGATGTTTTATGATAGAAGTGCTTACCGCCGTATGGAGCAACTTTCCAATGGTGATCAGGACTTCTTGATCACTTCTACCTTATTTCCAAAAGCGTCAATTGAATTATTGAATATGTTTGAATTTGGTTGGTGGGCGGCCTATGTAGAACGCACTCTTGGTGCTTACTACTATAAAACTAACCCCAATAATCCAGGTGCTGGTCAGACAATGACCGCAATTGATCCTACAAAGTTAGTCAAGGCTAACCAAACATTGATTCAACTTGAAGTCTATAAAGCAATTGAAATATTCTATTCAACAGTGGTCACTGACAACAGTAACCTCAATGAAAAGGATAAAGCAAACTACAATTTTGCTCGCAAGCGTTTTCAGGAAGAATGGGAGAAAGCCATTCAAGAAAGTTATTTCTACGATCTCAAAGGAACTGGATTTATTGGAACCTACCAACAACAGTGGTTACAAGACACCAACTTCTTTGAGGGTGATAGGAGATATTTCTAATGCCGTTATTTACAACAGCACAGATATCCACTGCTATTAGAGCAGTGAGCACAGCCACTCAAGGTGGGGCACACTTGGAAGTCTTTCAAAGTTACATTGCCAACCCTCAAGCGGTCAGTGAAGGTATCTACATTGCTCGCGTGTATCAGGCAGATAGAATTAAATCCAACAACGGTATCACTCCAGGTGGCCATATCTACTTTATCAAAGATAGAATAGAAATGTATTTGATGACTTCGCAGGACAATCCATTCGTGGAAGGTCTTCTAAGTATATTTCCTACATTTCTTGACAATGCCTTGTTCAATGGATATCACCTGAGAGAACACACTATAGATCAAGTGTATGCTAATAACAGCGAACGCTACAAGATCATATTTGATCTTACGAGACTACAAACAATATAAAAAGGAACCATAAAAATGGCAAATCTAAATGTAAGTAGCCCTGCTAACTTTGTAACTTTACAACTATCAAGTTCACCAGCGGCTCTAAGCACAGCAACAAATGACTGGGTAGTATCTACAGCAACCACAATTACTGTGCCTGCTCTACAAGATATTACAGTAACCAATAACAACGGCACATTCCGTTGGGTCCAATTGGATTCAGCAAGCCGTAAGGTTGTTGCTACACCAGCCACAAACAGTTTGAACTTCAACATCGTTCTTGATGATGTAGCATTCTTCACAGGTGCTTCAACCACAGAAGGATTGTTTGACCTATCAAACAAGAAGACCAAGGTATACTTCAAGTTTACCTGGGGTGGCGGCTCAACCAAATATGTAACTGGAAGCGGTTACTTGGCTGGTTTGGCACCAAAAGTCAGCCCAGATCAACCCCTGTGGATTTCACCATTGGTCATTGAAGTGGATGGCAATTACAATTCATTCTAATCTTTAGAATTGAACTGTTATAAGGGGATATCCTAGGGGGTATCCCTTTCTCTTATTAAATATACAGTAAGGATTTGATGATATGATATTTGACGAACACAACCTTCATGATTTGCTTCGTTCACTAGAGGCAGAGAT